ATGTTGTTTATTCAATCTTTAAGTAAAGTAGATGACGCAAGTTTACGTTTAGAGAAGTTAGGATATTATAATGTGTATCCTAGAGATGAGTATGAAGCACTTGTATTAGATAGAAGAAAACGGAGACAGAAACAATGGCAATGAAACCTAGAGCAATGAAAAAGAAAACACCTATGCGTGGTGGTGGTATGGCTAAAAAGAAAACTATGATGCGTGGGGGCGGTATGGCACCTAAAAAGAAAATGATGCGTGGTGGTATGGCCTCTAAGAAAAAGAAGTAATGTGGATTGCAGTTGTCCTGATTTGTGTTTCTCCTACAGATGTTAAAACCTGTGATGTATTAGTTCGTACTGATCAAGGGTTTTTTAATAAAGCTGCATGTATTGCTCAAGTAGAAGAAGATGTGAGTAATATGACAAACGGTAGAAACTTCTATGCCCGTTATCAATGTTATCAAATGCAAGGTACAACTTAATGACCCTTATATCTCACTTTCCTTTACCTAGTATGCCTTTTCAAACACACGAGAATATTATCTTTGAGAAGGTAGATAAGGATAGGTCCAGTAGGAATAATGAAGAATATAAACCAGAACAACCTAATCGCATTACACCTGATACACCAGTAGAAGATTTAAAGATAGTGAATCAGATGTATGCATATAATCCTAATCCAAACAAACTACGTAAACCTGATGGTCAGATCGTAGATTTTATTATAGCATAAGGAAGCTACATGCCTGATCTAAGTAAGTCCAAGTTTCATACACAAGGGTACACTATTGCATCTACTTCGGCAGATGCTAGTGCTACCGCTGTGTATACTTGCCCTGCTAACTTCAGTGCCATTACTAGGTATTTGCATATAAGTAATAGCTCTACTTCTACTAAGAAGGTGTTTGTACAATTCTATCATGCTGAAGATAATGAGTATCATTATATAGCTAATGGACTTAGTATGGCAGGAAACTCTGTAACTAACCTAGTTAATGGTGGTTACTTTAACCTACACTCAGGCGATAAGATTTTAGTATACGGTGAGACTACTAATACTATGGAAATTCTTGTTTCAGTAGAAGAATACTTTGACCCTAATCGCAGTTAATGCATAACGGGGTTGCAATCTTATCTATACTATGCTATAACTAAGTATGATATAACTATCTCCATAAGGTAAGTACGTCTTGCCTTTATACATATAAGGAGATAGAATATGTTTAAACGTATGTTTAAGAAACTACAAGACAATCAACAACGCAGAGCAGATTATTGGATTCTTATGAATCTAAATGATAAAGAACTGCACGATATGGGGATCTCTCGTGGCGAAATCAGACAAAAAGTCTACGGCGAAAAAGTCTAAGTCTCGTGTAAATGAGGCAGGAAATTATACTAAGCCTACTCTGCGCAAACGTTTGTTTGAGCGGATTAAGCGGGGAACCAAAGGCGGGAAGGCAGGTCAATGGTCTGCACGTAAAGCACAATTACTCGCTAGTGAATACAAAAAAGCGGGTGGGGGCTACAAGTAATGGCCCTCGCTAAATCACAAAAGTCTTTAAAGAAATGGACTAAACAAGATTGGCGAACTAAAAGTGGGAAGCCTAGTGCTAAAACTGGTGAGCGTTATTTACCTGCTAAGGCTATTGAGTCTCTTAGCAGCAGTGAGTATGCCGCTACAACCAGAGCTAAACGACAAGGCACGAAGGCAGGTAAGCAGCATGTGGCTCAACCTAAAGGCATTGCAAAGAAAACCGCTAGATACAGGAGAACCTGATTATGGCACATACTATTATTGATGACTATAAATTATTTCCACGACTAATGATGTTAGTTGTAACTATTCTTACATATCAATCTGTACATTGGTATATGGCGTTACCTGATCCTACTAACGGACAAGCTGGTCTTGTATCTGTTTGTATGGGTGCACTAACAGGTTGTTTTGGTATTTGGATGAACAAAGAAGCAAAAACAGATAGAGGTAGTAAATGATCCAAGCATTTATTGGCCCAATAGCAAGTCTAGCAGGAACATGGTTAAATGGTAAAGTTGAAACTAAAGCTGCCGAAACTAAAGTTAAAGTTGCCAAAGCTGAAGCTGAAGCACAGATTATGCTCAGTCGGGCGACTAGTGAAGCAGACTGGGAAAAAATTATGGCGCAAGGTAGTCAGTCTTCGTGGAAGGACGAGTGGCTGACTATTTTATTTTCTATACCATTAATACTTGTATTTACAGGTGAGTGGGGTAGAGAAGTAGTACAGAATGGGTTTGTAGCATTAGATAGTATGCCTCAGTGGTATAGCTATACATTAGGTGTAATTGTAGCTGCGTCATTTGGTGTACGTTCAGCTACTAGATTTTTTGGGAAGAAGTAATGGCATTTAAGTTATCAAGCAGAAGTATGAAAAAACTAAAGGGTGTAGACGAAGGTTTAGTCGCAGTTGTAAAGGATGCTATTGGTATTACAAAAGTAGACTTCGGTGTTACCTTTGGACTACGTAGTTTGGAAGAACAAAAGAAATTATACGAATCTGGTAGATCACAGACTATGAAGTCTAAACATCTTGATGGTCGTGCTGTAGATCTAGTCGCATATTTTGGTTCAGACATTTCTTGGGAACTCAATGTCTATGATGATATTTGTGATGCTATGGCTAAGGCTGCTAGAAAGAATAATGTAGCAATTAAATGGGGTGCTGCATGGAGTGAAGGAGACATACGAGAATATGCTGGTACTGCAGAAGACGCAATGAACGCATACGTAGATCTCCGTAGGTCAGAAGGACGTAGACCTTTTATTGATGCCCCACATTTTGAAATGATGTAATATGGCTCGTGAATTAACAGAACGTCAACAAAAGTTTTTAGATGTACTTATGGATGAGGCAGGTGGCGATGTTACTATGGCTAAAAAACTTGCTGGGTATTCGCCCAATACACCTAACCGTGAAATAACTAATAGTCTTAAAGAAGAGATTATTGATGTAACACACAGCTACTTAGCACGTAATGTACCTAAAGCTGCAATGGCTATGGTTAGTGCTTTGTACGATCCTACTGAGCTAGGTATTCGTGATAAAATGTCTGCAGCTAAAGAACTACTAGATCGTACTGGTTTAGTTAAAACTGAAAAGATGCAGGTAGAAGCTAAGGGTGGCGTTATGTTAATGCCAGCTAAACAAGCACAGGATGACGATGACTAAGCCATTAGGACAATGGAAACTACCACAACCGACTGACCTACAAGAAGACAATGAATGGGTTCCTATTCCACGTGTAGCAAGAACAATACCATTTGGATACGAATTAGATCCAGAAGATGATGGAATACTCTTGCCAATTGATAACGAACTTGATATGCTTGTGAAAGCCAAGAAGTACTTAAAGCAGTACTCGTATCGTGAGGTTGCCAACTGGCTAACCCGAAACACTGGCAGAACTATATCTCACGTAGGACTAAAGAAACGGTTAGATAATGAGCGAAGAAGAAAAAACAAAGCTGGAAGCCTACGCAGATGGGCAGACTATGCGAAAAAGGCAGTCGCCAAAGCGGAAGAAATTGAACGCAACCGCATCGGGGCGAAAGCGCAAGACAACGACAACCAAGAAACAAACGCAGCCTGAACCAGCTAGAATAGTAGAACCTGAATTAGCACCTATAGAAGAACAGCATAATGTAATATTTAAACCTAATGCTGGACCACAAACAGACTTCTTAGCTGCAGGTGAACGTGAGGTACTTTATGGTGGCTCTGCAGGTGGTGGTAAGTCATATGCTATGTTGGCTGACCCATTACGCTTTATGGGGCACCCAGCTTTTTCAGGATTGCTGCTACGGCATACTACAGAAGAACTAAGGGAACTTATCTTTAAATCTCAAGAAATGTATCCCAAGATATGGCCCGGTATTAAGTGGTCAGAACGTAAGATGCAGTGGACTGCGCCCTCTGGTGCGAGGTTGTGGATGTCCTACTTAGATAAAGAAGATGATGTCCTGCGTTACCAAGGTCTGGCATTTAGTTGGATAGGCTTTGACGAACTTACTCAGTGGCCCTCGCCTTTTGCGTGGAACTACATGAGATCTCGTCTACGGTCCACTGCAACTGACTTGCCTGTATATATGAGAGCTACTACTAACCCCGGTGGTAGAGGACATCATTGGGTTAAAAAAATGTTTATTGACCCTGCACCTTATGGTAAAGCTTTTAATGCGACAGACATTGAAACAAATGAAGTATTATCTTATCCTGCTGGACATGCCAAAGCTGGTAAGCCTTTATTCAAACGTAGGTTTATACCTGCCCGTCTTTCCGATAATCCTTACCTAGCTGAACAGGGTGACTACGAAGCAATGCTTCTATCTTTACCTGAACAACAACGTAGACAGTTATTAGACGGTGATTGGGACATTAAAGAGGGTGCAGCATTTACAGAGTTTGATAGAAACATACATGTGATAGAACCTTTTAACATACCAAGTAATTGGGTAAAGTTTAGAGCATGTGACTATGGGTATGGAAGTAAATCGGGTGTAATATGGTTTGCAGTAGCTCCGAATGAACAATTGTATGTTTATAGAGAATTGTACGTAAGTAAAGTATTAGCTGCAGATTTAGCAGATATGGTGTTAGATTTAGAGGCTGAAGATGGAAATATTAAGTATGGCGTTCTTGATAGCTCTTTATGGCACAAGCGTGGTGATACTGGCCCATCACTGGCTGAACAAATGATTCAACGTGGATGTCGTTGGCGTCCATCTGATAGATCTAAAGGCTCACGTGTAGCTGGTAAAAACGAAATACATAGACGGTTACAAGTTGACGAATTTACAGAAGAGCCTCGTATGGTGTTTTTTAATACTTGTACCAATATTGTTGCTCAACTACCCGCCTTACCAATTGACAAAAGAAACCCAGAAGATATTGACACTACCTCCGAAGATCACTTGTACGATGCTTTAAGGTATGGTATTATGTCAAGACCACGATTCAGTATATTTGACTATGATCCAAACGGTATGTCATCTGGTGGTATGCGAGTAGCAGATGCTACTTTTGGTTATTAACGGCACAGTCGTAATTACGCTTATGGCGAAGGAAAAATAAATGGAAGAAGATACAGAAGGCTTTATTGAAGATGATGCTATCGTTTTAGAAGATAGTGAAGATTCTACAGTAGACGATGCACAGACTGCTAATATTATTCCGTTTATTATGGAAAAGTATAATCGTGCAGAAGATTATAGACAGCAAGATGAAGACCGTTGGTTACGTGCTTATCGTAACTATCGTGGTATCTATGGTCCAGATGTGCAGTTTACAGAAGCTGAGAAATCACGTGTCTTTATAAAGATCACTAAAACTAAAACTCTTGCTGCCTATGGTCAAATTGTAGATGTATTATTTGCAGGGCAGAAGTTTCCTTTAACTGTTGATCCTACAGAATTGCCTGATGGTGTAGTTGAAGATGTATCCTTTGATCCAGCAGAACCTGATAATATTCGTGAAGATGGTAAAGATAAAATAATTAGTCCGTATGGATTTAAAGGTGATGGCATGGAGTTCCCAAAGGGTGCTACAGCTAAAACACTTAATGAGATGCTTAACCCTGAGTTACGGGATAAACTAGAGCCTATTAACAACCTAAAAGAGGGAGCAGGTAAAACACCTAGCTCCTTTACGTTTAGTCCAGCAATGATTGCAGCTAAGAAGATGCAAAAGAAAATACAAGATCAACTAGAAGAATCTAGTGCTTCTAAACATCTACGTAGTACTGCATTTGAAATGGCATTATTTGGTACTGGCGTAATGAAAGGTCCATTTGCTGTAGATAAAGAGTATCCTAATTGGGATGATGAAACTGGTGAATACTCTCCTGTATTTAAAACAATCCCACAAGTATCTCATGTATCTGTATGGAACTTTTACCCAGACCCAGACGCAAACAATATGGATGAAGCGCAGTATGTAATTGAGCGCCATAAGTTATCTCGTTCACAAATGAGGGCACTAAAGAAACGCCCTTACTTTAGAAGCACTGTAATTGATGAAGCAATTCAACTAGGCGAAAACTATAACAAAGAATACTGGGAAGATGATTTATCAGACTATGCACCAGAGCATGGTGTAGAACGTTTTGAGGTACTTGAGTATTGGGGTACTGTAGATGTAGACATGCTTATGGATCAAGGTGTAGACATTCCTACAGAGATGCAGGATATTGATGAGTTACAAGCTAATGTATGGATTTGTAATGGTAAACTGTTACGTATGGTACTTAATCCATTTAAACCTGCACGTATTCCTTACATGGCAGTACCCTATGAGCTAAACCCATATTCATTCTTTGGTGTAGGTATTGCGGAAAATATGGATGATACACAAACATTAATGAACGGCTTTATGCGAATGGCTGTTGACAATGCTGTATTATCTGGTAATCTTTTAATTGAAGTTGATGAAACTAATTTAGTACCGGGTCAAGACCTATCAGTATATCCCGGCAAAGTATTTAGACGCCAAGGTGGTGCACCGGGGCAAGCTATCTTTGGAACTAAGTTTCCTAATGTTGCTGCAGAAAACTTGCAGCTATTTGATAAAGCAAGAGTATTAGCAGATGAGTCAACTGGATTTCCATCTTTCGCTCATGGTCAAACAGGGGTCAGTGGTGTGGGTCGTACTGCTTCTGGCATTTCTATGCTTATGGGTGCCGCACAAGGCGGTATAAAGAATGTAATCAAGAATGTAGATGATTATTTACTTCGTCCATTGGGTGAAGGTTTCTTTAGATTTAATATGCAGTTTGACTTTGACCCTGAGATTAAAGGTGATCTTGAAGTTAAAGCACGTGGCACTGAAAGCCTTATGGCTAATGAAGTACGCAGTCAACGTCTTATGCAGTTTATGCAAGTTGCTTCAAGTCCTGCTCTTGCACCTTTTGCTAAGTTTCAATATATCATTCGGGAAATTGCTAAGTCACTTGATCTTGATCCTGATAAAGTTACTAACGATATGTCTGAAGCAGCAATACAAGCTGAGATTATGAAAGAGTTTCAGCAACAACAACCTCAACAAGCTGGACCAGCAGGAGCTAACCCAGCAGATCCAACAGGTGCAGGTGGCGGTACTATAGGTACAGGTCAAGCACCAACCCCTAATGAACAAGGATTCAGTGGAAATGCACAAGGACAAGGAGCACCTCAAGAAGCTCAAGGGGCTGGTGAACAATCAGCAGCAATGGGGCCAGTTCAGTAATTACATAGATGAACTTATAGCGCAACAGCATCGTTCTATGGAACAAACAGACAATGATAAAGTTATGTATAGGTCACAGGGCGCTATATATCAGTTGCGTAGATTAAAACTATTAAGAGATGAAGTATTAAAGAATGGCTGATGTAGGAAAAAAGACAGGTAAACAAACACAAACAGGTAGAGATGTTTATGAAACACCTGAAGGTGAAATGGTATCTGAAAAATCTACAACTTTTGAATATAAAGATAAGTGGATTAATATTCCTACTATACATGGCGGCAAACAATACTCTGAAGATCAATTAATAAAACTGTTAGATAAAGGTTTGATAAAGCCTACTAGCATACACGATGAATTAGAAGAAGCTATTGAGGCTGCACAAAGCCGTAGTAATTCTTTTGAGTTTAATAAAGGTGGTACTCCTATGAAAGATCAAATGGAACTTTTTGAAGACGGTGGCCTCAGAGATGAGGGTGGCACAGTAGATGAAGTATCTGGAAATGAAGTTCCTATAGGTGGAACTAAAAAAGGTGTACGTGATGACATCCCTGCTATGGTTAGTGAGGGTGAGTTTATATTTCCAGAAGATGTAACACGTTATATTGGACTTGACAAATTAATGCAGTTGCGTCAAGATGCTAAAATGGGTTTAAAGAAAATGGAAGCTATGGGCCAAATGGGTAATGGTGACGAAGCTACTATGGAAGATGACATGCCTTTTGAAATGGCTGACCTTATTATTGTTGGTGGCCCAATGGAAGAACCACAAGAAAAGTATAAAGGTGGCGTACTACATGCACAACAAGGTACATATGTAGGGCAACAACAACAGCAACCTGCTACAGGTATTGCTGGTTATCAGCCTTCTATGTATGCCAATCGTGCTCCTATTAATCCATATCAATATCAAGCACCCGCTAGTGCGTTTACACCACCCACATATCAAAATACACAAGTTGCACCTAGTCAGCCTACGTCAGGATACATGCCTAAATTTGTTGGGCAGGGCGTAACTCGTAAAACTGTTACAGGTAGAGAAACACCTAGAGTAGAAGCAGAACAATTTGTAGAAGATATTTATCT